CCACGCCCCACGCCACCGGCTCCTGTGTATCGCCGGTGCCTAGTCCCTGTAGCGGCTCGGCTTTATCAGTGCCGACGCTTTCGGGCGCTGCTCTCGCCGCCGGCGCGGCGTCATGATTCGTTTGCTCCAGCTCGTCGCGGTCGTTCACTTCCTCACCTCCAGGTCCGTGCCCAACCGGGCAGGGGCCTCAGCGGCCCCCCACCCGGCAGGCTGTTCGTCAGTTCGCGTACCTGATCACCGCGTACCACCGCCCGTTCGCTCCACGGGCCACGGCCTTCTCTCGGATCGCGTAGCGGCCGTAGTAGCAGCAGTTCCGCAGCGCCTCCTCGGGCGTCGCGCCGTAGCCGATCCCTTCGCGGCACCCGGCGCCGCCACGGTGGCCGAACCGGCCAGTCCTGGCCATGTCGGACGCGTCGTCCGCGGCGGTCGTGCGGACCACCGTCCGCGAGTAGTAGCGCTCGGCCCGGGCCTCGGTGGCGACGGCGAGCACGGCAAGCAGGAGCAGGAGCAGGATCCGGATCATGGGTAGGGTCCTCGAGGTCGCCCGCCGGTCCGTCGGCGGCGCGTGCGGTCAATCGTGGCGGATCGGCGGCGCGAGTCTAGGCGGCCCCCTCCGCCCGCAGCTTCGCCGACTCGGTGTTCCCTGCCTCAGACTGGACGGCCGGGCCGTCAGGCACGGTCCGTCCGTCCTCACGGGTTCTTGAGGAACCCTTGAGGACAATTGAGGAATAGGGCGCACACACTGTGTGTCCCCCCCGCGCACGACTCGTGCGCGCTCTTTTGGGGGGTGATGAACTTGTATTTTTGTCGCTTCCCTGGCTCGCACGGACCGGCCGCGATCACGCCGCAGGCGATGAGTTGGGCGAGGCCGCGTCTTATGGCCGTCGGTTGGACTCCGGCCGTTTTTGCTGCCCCCCGGGCCGAGATCCTGAACACGCAGGTCTTGTAGTCTGCCCAGCACAGGGCAAGTGCAAACACGAGCCGCCCCTCCGACCTGATCTTGCCCAGGACTCCGCTGCGGATGATCGCCTCGTGACGCCTCCGCATTTCGCCCCTGGCGCTCGACTGCTCTTTTTGCGTCACATTGCCCCCCAATCGTCAAAAGCCGCGTCTCGCGAAGCCTGAGCGTCAGTAAAGGTCTGGAGACGCCCGTCGAACGTCGTGACGATGTCCTCGCACGGCCCGTGCCGGTTCTTCTTGCAGGCCCAACGAACGTGCCGGAGCCCGTTCTGGTCTTCGTCCTGGTCCGGCACGCCAAGGAGCAAGATGTCCGCCGCGAAGTCCAGCTCGCTCGACTCCTTGCCGATCGCCCCAATCCGGGTGTCGCCAGAAACGCCCTTGGCGATGTTGCTCACGCAGACCGTGGCGACCTCGTGCTCGAGAGACAATCGGCGGAGCCGCTTCACGATCCCGTCGATCTCGGCACGGCGGTCCTGGGCGCCGTCGAGCTCGACGAGCTGGACGTAGTCGATCACCACGACCCGCGCCTTCTTCTCGATCACTGCCTGCTCGATCTTCTGGATCGTCAGAGGCGGGCTGACAAGGGACAGCCTGTCACCGACGGCCGCCGCGAGGTTGTAGCCGGCGCCCATCGCCAGGTCGGTCCTTTGGTCGGCCGAGGACATCGTCACCTTGTGCATGGTGCCCCGCGTCGACCAGTGGCAGATAGCCCTCCGAGCCAGGGCTTCTTTTCGCATCTCCCCGAGGCACCAGACCACGTTCAGGCCTTGGTCGAACTCCAGGGCACCGAGAACGAGCTGGAGCGCAAGAGCCGATTTTCCGACGGACGGCGGCGCCGCCACGACGAACAATCCTCCGACGGGCAATCCGCCTCCACCAAGCCTATCGACCGGCGAAAACCCAGTCGAAACTACTGGAGTTTCTGTCATCCTGGACCACTCGTCGACCGCGTCCATGAGTGTGTCCATCTGCTCGGCGTTTTCGACGTTCGATGCGGCGTCTTGAACAGCCTTCGTCGCCGCCACGATGTCGGCAGAGGACGCCTCCCGGTCATTCACGGTCGCCTGTAGGTCGCTCGCGGCATCGGCGACAAGGCGGCGCTTCCACGCTGACCTGATCTGCCATCCGTACCGATCAACGCCGAGGCTGTAGCCAAAACGCGACGATCTTGATCGCAAGATCAGGTCGACGACCAGGTTCTTGCAGGCCTGATAGCAAGGCTGCGACACAAGGTCCGACATGGTCGGCCTTTGCTCTGCCGCCAACGCGCCGCAGACGGCGTCGTACACGTCGCGAGCCATTTCGCCAGAGAAAGCGTCGCGGGGTACAAGCCCAGACACAACTCGTGCGCGGTCTGGGTCGTCGGAGAACAGTTCGAGCAGGCCTGCGAGGTAATCGTGTTCCGCTTGGTGTTCGCTCACTCGATAGGCTCCACGATGTAGTCAATGATCTTTCCTGCCTTTTCGCTCAAAGCGTCGCGGACCATGGCCCTAACTTCGCTGCGCATCAAATACGACGCGCCAGCGCCAGCCGCCATGGATACAACGAGCACCTCCCCACGCATGGATCTCCAATCACTCACTTCGTGACCCTCCACATCCTCGCCCCGCTCGTCCCGTGCCCCTTCCTCCTGGCCGCGAACCCGACCGCCTCGATCAGCCCCCTCCGGGCCAGCACGCCGAACACGGCCCCGAACGCCCGGGCGTCGTGCGGGACCAGGCCGCGCTCCTGGACGCGGTCGACGAGCTCCTCGCCCGACATGGGCCGGCCCGCCTCGCGGAGCAGCTCGAGCACCGCGTCCCGGGCCGCGTCGGCGTCGAAGCCGGCGGCCTCGGCCTTGGCCTGGCAGGCGGCCGCCGCCGTCTCGCCGGCCCGACGGGCCGCGGCGAAGATCGGCAGGGACTCGATCGCTTCCATGGTGGTCATCGGGCCAGGCATCGCGTGGCCTCCTTCGTGAAAATCGAGGTCTGGCCGTTCGGGTAGACCCAGCGGCGGTCCAGGCCGCGGCTCCAGTCCAGGATCAGGATCCGCAGGCCGAACTTCTTCCGCATCCAGGCGACATGCCGGCGGACGGTCTTCTCGCAGCAGTCCATCCGCTCCAGGAGCTCGCGGACCGTCACGCCCTGCGGCCTCTGGAGCATGGCGTCGATGATCGCCACCTGCTCCAGCGTCGATCTCGTCGCAACCTTCGCTGGCATCTCTCGTCCCTCCTTGTGTGGTGCCCCGTCTCGTGGGGCGGCCGGCTGACGCACGCGGCGAGAGGCTCCGCGTCATCCGCAGCCGGTGTTTTTCGCGACCGCCGGCGGCGCTCTCCCTGGGGCCGGTGATTGCAGCCCCTGCGGCCGGGAGCGGCCGGGCGAGTCAGTCGCTCGACTCGGGCTTCGCCAAATAACTCCTGTGGTCTGGGGCCGCCGGTGGCGGCTCGTACTTCACTTTCAGCGCGTAGTAGGCCGCGAGCGTCTTCTCGTTCGCGCCGCGGCACTGCCGATATGACTCCCGCAGCGCCAGGACCACGTCCGCCATGTAGGGCTGGCCGTGCTCCCGGAGGAACGCGAGCACTTCGTCGCATGTTGGATATCCGGGCATGGTGTCCTCAGAACGGGATGTCGTCGTTCGCTGGCATCGCCGGCTTGCTCGCGGGCTTCGCCCGCGTCTCAGCCGGACGGCTCGCAGGAGCGGCCTGGACCGCGCCCTCGTGCCACTTGTCGATCTGGACCTTCGACTCACCGGTCCGCTCGTTCGTGTAGATCGAGGTCGTGACCCGGACCCGCTTCCCGACGAGGGCAGACGGGCTCCACGCTGGGCCGTCTTTCGACGGCGGCTCGACGCCGGCCGCGAGCGAGATCAGCCGAAACTTCCAGCGGTTGGTCTTCACGACGGGGATCGTCGTCTCGGCCACCCCGTAGCCGGCTGGCGAGTCGATCTCGACCTTGACCTTCAGAATCCTCCCGCCCGACTCGGGCATCTTCTTGGCCGCCCAGTCGGCGTGGGCGAACTGCGCCGCCGTGATCTCACCCGTGTAGTCGGCCGGCGGCAGCAGCTTCTCCGCCTGGTCCTCGCCGCCGAAATCGTCCCAATTCAACGCGTCATCCATTCGCAGTCTCCTTCGCCTGAAGTCCGGCCCGTTCCGCATACGCTCGGATCGCGGCCTGGTGCTCGCTCGTGTAGTGCTTGTGCCCGTAGTGGCGGTCGGCCGGGATCGGACGGATCGCCTTGCGAACGTCGTATAGGCCCATGGCCGGGAACTCCGTCTGGGCCCACGCCCACAACTCCGACCAGCGGAGCCACTCGCGCGGCTCGGTGTCACCGCGCATCCGCGAGAACGTCATCCACTCGATCCGGCTCATTCGCTGGCCTCCCGCCGCAGCTCCTCGGCCTGATTCATGAGCAGGTGCGCCCAGCCCTGGATGCGGTCGGCCGCAGCGGTCAGGGCCGCGGCCCGCGACTCGTGCCAGCCGTCTGCCCGCCGCAGGACGGAGCCATCCCACAGGGACACATAGAGCGACCCGGAGACGTCCACGGCATCGCCCTGTCGTTGGTTGACGTGGACCCCATTCCTGCCGATCTCGGTCGAGAGCTCGACGGTGTGGAGGATCATGCGGAGGCCTCCGTCTTCGGATCGAGCTCGTCGTGGCGGGCGTCCGCGAGGTCCGTCAGCTCGCCCCACTGGTCGTCCGTGATCTGGCCCTCGGAGAGCATCGTGTCGAGCCGCGTGACCATGTTGGACAGCGACCGGACGGTCTTCGCCGTGCGGATGTGGCCGGCGATCTCTTCGACGTCCACCGCATCAGCCGACTTCTTCGGCTCGACTTCTGTGGCCTTGGCCTGGAACAGGTGCCCGATCGACTCCCACGCCATCGGCATAGACGCGGGCAGGCCGAACCGGTTCTTCGCGTCCCAGGCAGCACACCGCTCGGCGTGGATCACACGCTCCTTCCCGCCCTTCGCGCGGGTCCGGCCGTCCGTCCCCTCGACGAGCGTTGTCCGGTAGTTCGCGAACAGCAGGAGGTCAGACCACTCCTTGACGAGCGGGCCGACTTGCTTCGAGAGCTTGAGCTCGAACCGATCGAAGCCCTCGTCCATGTCGGGCGGGGTCTGCCGCTTCACGACCGAGTGCCCGACCAGCACCACATGCACGCCGCGGTCGATCATGCCGTCGAGCAGGGACAGGAGCTTCCCGAACTGCTCCGCGAGCTTCACGAACCCCTTCCCGAACCCGTAGTCCTCGATCGACTTCTTGTCGTCGCGCTTCAGCATCGCCTCGATGATGAGCCGCTCGGCCCAGTCCACTGAGTCAACGACCACCGTCTCGAACCCCTGCGGGTCGCCGCCGAGCTCGACGAGCGCTCCGTGGAGCGTTATCCAGTCCGGGCAGCGGACGCGGGCACAGTCGATCTGCCGCGTCCCGTCCTCGGTGTCGAGGATCACCGGGTTCGGCCACCTCGCGGCAAGCGTCGTCTTACCGATCCCCTCCGTGCCATAGAGCGTCGTCCGCACGGCCCCGCGGCTCACGCCGCGCTCGATCTTGATCGCCATCACACCCTCCTACTCGTTGGTTTCGACCCAGCCCACGCGGGCCAGCGTCCCCCGGTCGCCGAGCGGCGTTCCCTCGCCGCCCGGCTGCACAGTCCCCCGGCTTCCTGCCGAACCACGGCTCCGCCGGCATCCTCCGCCGCCGCATCCGGTGCAGCGGCGCTCCTCCTGAATCCTCCGCACGGCCACAGCCACCGCGGCCGCCGAGAACGCGAGCAGCGTCACGGCGAACGAGGCAGCGGCCACCGCCAGCCCATGGACGAGCGTCATTCCCAGGCCCTCCCGTCTTCGTCCGTGACCAGCGGCCACGCCCGATCCCGGGCCACGCGGGCCCGGAGGATCACGGCCTTTGTCCGGATCGAGGTGCACTCCAGATCGCAAGACAGCAGGGCGTCGAGGGCCGTCACGGCCGCACACAGCAGGGCCCGCCGGTAGGCGAACCGCTGCCGAGCGCTGTCGCCGCGCGGCGAATCGACGCGATGGTGGGCGCCGTTGGCCAGTGGCATCTCAGAACCCCTTGAGCTGCCACGGGGCGACAATGAACCGCTCGCCGGACGGCTCGCGGACGATCAGGAAGTCGTGCTCGCCGTAGGCGACCACGCGACCCTCGCTAGCCATCGAGCCGACCGTCGGCGAGAACCAGACCGAGTCGCCTATCGCAGGGCGGGGGCCGTGCCCGTAGGTCTCGGCCATCCCCGCGGCGGCCGCTGCGGCCTCCGCATCACCGGGCATCCGTTCCGTGTTGGCTTCCATGCCAAGTACTCCGTTCGTGAAATGGGAATCAGAAACAATCGGCGGCTCCTGCCGCCACGATCCGCAGGACAACGATCAGCAGCTCGACCCACACTTCGACGTTCATCGTGCCTCCATGCTTCTGCGTGTGTCGACGTCATCCATGACGCGACGGGGAAGGTACTCCGCTTATCGTCAATTGGTCAAGAGGACTTCGGATTTTTCTTGCCGTGAGGGTTTTGCCGCAGAAAACGCGTGGTTACGCTTCGTCCCGGGCGGCCTTGGCCTGTCCGATCAAGTCGGAGAGTTCGCCCTTCGAGATCCCGCGACGGATCGTGATCCCCAGGTCGCGAGCGTATGCGAGCTGCCGGTCAGTGGGCGGATCACGCCGCCACGCGTTCGGCCTTCTCGGCCAGGTGAAAGCGCCGGCCAGTGCGAAGACACACCCCAGCGCGAGAGAAACCGCGCGAGCGTCCCGTGTGGTCACGGAGAGGATCAGGAACACGGCGGACACTCCGCCGAGCGTCACGGCCGCGAACGCGCGGACCACGTAACTCAGCCACTCGACCATCGGCGCCTCCGATCAGGCGGCCGTTCCCTTCCGTGGCCTGCCGCCGCGCTTTTTTCTGGTCTCGGCGGTCCGTTTGCTGAGACGTTCGACCTCGTCGAGATAGTAGAACACCCGCCTGGGGGATTCCACCACGCGGCGCAGCGTGCCGGACTTGAAGAGCTGCCGGAAGTACCCGTCCGTGCAGCCGCAGATCTTCGCCGCCTCGTGCGGCGAGACGAGCTTCTTCCCGGTCTTGGGGTCGATGACCATCGCCATGGCCTCCGATGCTAGTGGGACGTGTCCTCCAATCAAGCCGCCCGGGCCGTGCCGTGGAAACCGCGAAACGCGGCCTCCCGGCAGGGTTGCGATCCCCGGCGGGGAGCGGAGGGTTGAAAGTGGCGGGGGCAGAAGGGAACCATGCAGTGACCATCCGTGCGGCGGCCAATCCGCACGAACGTCACGACCGGACCGCCCAAGGAAGGATTTCCCCCGCACGGAAGCGTGACCTATCCCTTTTTCGGAGGTACACGCCATGACACTCACCACGTTTCTCGACACCGTCTACGTTCCCCTTCGTCTCCGCGGCCGCTCGCCCGAGAGCGTCCGCCTGCTGCGGCACTCGATCAACCAGTTCTCGCGGTGGCTCGGCAGACCGGCCACGCTGGAAGACCTCGACGATCTCGTCGTCTCCCAGTGGCTCGCGGCCATGGCGGCGAAGAAGTCGCCGAACAGCGTGGCCCGCGAGCGATCCGGGATCCTGGCCCTGTGGAATCTCGCCCAGGGCCGGGGCCTCGTCCGCCTCCGGCCGACCGTCGCGCCCGAGCTCGTGCCGCACAAGGTCCCGCGGGCCTTCACCGTCGAGGAGCTCGAGCGGCTGGCCCAGGCCGCGAGCTGGTCGAGCGGGTGGGTCGGCCCGGTGCCGGCCGCCACGTTCTTCCGGGCGCTGATCGCGGTCGGCCTGGAGACGGGCGAGCGGATCTCCGCGATCCTGCACACCCCGCGGAGCGGCTGGCAGCGGCCGACGCTCACGGTCCCGGCCGCCGTCCGCAAGGGGCGGGCCCAGGAGCGGGTCTACGAACTCTCGCCCGAGGCCTGCGACCTGGTCGACGCCGTCAGCAGCCACAGCGGCCCGACGGTCTTCTGGTGGACAGCCTCGGGGACGGCCCTGCGGAAGCGGTGGAAGACGATCACCCGCCGGGCCGGGCTCGGGGACGGCCGCGACGTCCAGTTCCATGCCCTGCGGCGGTCGACGGCGTCACACCTCACCGCCGCCGGGCTCGACGCCACGGCGTACCTCGGACACTCGACGGATAGGATCACGCGGCGGTCTTACCTCGACCCGCGCGTGGTCGACGCCACGCGGCCGAAGGCCTGGCAGTCCATGCCGCGGGTGTTCAGGCCGGAGGCGGGGTAGGCCGCGTGCACCCGGGCCCGCGGAGCGTCCCGTCGTTCAGTTCCGGCCAGAGGGCCTCGGAGTGGATCGCCGCGAGCAGGCCCCACGCCGCATGTGGCAGGTGGTCCTCGGAGCGGTCGCCGGCCAGGTAGCGGTAGATGTGCCGCAGTGCGTGGTTCAGGAGGTCATGAACGGGCATGCCCGCCTCCCAGTTGAAATCCGAGTATTTGGCGGCCCCCTCGGCGCACGTCCTGGCGACGGCCTCCAGGCCGATCGGCGAGATCAGGTCGTAGCGGGTGGCCTCGGCATCGCTCGACCGGACGGCCCCAGTGGCGAACCGGACGGTGGCCCCTTCCTGCTCTTTCACAGCGTGCTCCTCGAGGTGTCGGACCATGCGGACCAGATGGACGACCCATGAGGCTAGGCTCCCGGCAGTACCAGTCCAGGCGCCGGAGAACCGCCGGGCCTCGCGCTCGGCCTGGTCGAGCTGCTCGGGCGTGAGCCAGACCTCCGGCCTCATCGCTGCTCCCGGTAGCCCAGGGCGTGGAGAACCTTCGAGATGTCCTTCCCGGCCTGCTCGACGTGCTCCTCGGAGGCAGTCGGAAACAGGGCGTGGAGCAGCTCGTGGACGAGGATGGTCATCCGGTGGCGGCCGCGGAGGCCGTCGTGGATCAGGATCCGCGGCCGCTTCGACTTCTGGCTGAAGGTGTAGCCGTAGGCCCCGCCTTCGAGCTTCGTGAACCGGACGAGCCACCGCTCGTCTCCGTTGAGCGTGAAGTGGTGGTCAGAGCTCATGAGCTGCGGACCTTCCCGTCGGCGGTGATACGGAGATTCTGAACGTCGAACGACCCGTCGGCGTGGACCCCGGCGATCGCGAATCCGTGGTTCCATTTGTTCAACCTCGCGTACTCCGGCCGCATGTCGCACAGGCAGCCGGTCGACCAGCAGAACACCTCGCTCCCGAACATGTCGGGCTCGCAGTGGCCGCTCGTGCGGTGGCCGTGGCCCTCCAGGACGGTGTGGTGGAGGCGGAGGAACGCCCCGCGGGCCTGGTTGACCGGGGCCGAGATCCCCTTGCCCTTCTCGTGCCCATGGAGGATCGGCAGCTTCCCGGCCATGATCGGCCGCTGGTCCTTCACGAGCTCGATCCCGTGCTCGCGGAGCCGGAGCCAGTGGTCGAGGCCCATTTCGGGCTCGTCACTGATCTCGGGGGCGTGCTGCCAGAGCCAGTGTTCCCAGCGTTCTTCGTGGTTCCCGCTTTTGAGGACAAGCGGGACCTCGTGGAACGTCTGCCGCAGCCAGCCGAGCAGCTCGCGGATCGCGACGAGCTCGCCTTTGAAGTTCCGTTTCGCCGGGTTTTTCGTCCACCGTGAAATCGCGTAGAAGTCGGCCGTGTCGCCGTTGAGGACGAGGGCCTCGATCTTCTCGCCGACCAGGGCGTCGACGGCGGCCCGCAGGGCGACCTCCGAGTGATAGGGGACGTGGATGTCGGACAGGATCCCGACCGGCCCGGTCACGTCGAGGACGTGTGGCTCCCAGCCGTCGGCCTTGCTCGCGGGCATGGCGAAGACCTGGCCGGATGCGCGCGGCTCGCGGACGGTGCCGCCGACGCTCACGAGGTTGCGGCGGTTCTTCTTGCCGATCACGCCCAGCGCGTAGCGGATCCGCAGGTAGGCCTGCTCGAGCGTCAGGGCGCCGTTGCTCTCGGCCTGAAGGCGGCGGCCCAAGGTCTTTGCCGGGGCGTCCGGGTGCGCCGCCACGAGCCGGCGGGCAATCGCCGTGAGATCGTCGCCGGCCTGTTGTCCGCGCTTCGGCATTGTGTCCTCCGTGATGTTTCTGGCCGGTCGATCCTTCAACCGGTCACCGGGCCCCATTTCCCTACCGGGCACTTCTCGCCGGCCCAGCTTAACTTCGAGATGTACGCCTGCTCGCGGACCACTGGGCATCCGCAGAGTCGGCAGGCTTTCCCGTCGTAGTGTTCGCAGCCCTGGCAGATAGCGAACCTCGCGTCGATCTGCTCCTGGGTGCATTGCGGCATTCCGGCGGCGACGTGTCGGGCGGCCGAGGTGGCGAAGTTGGCGGCCTTCGTGAGCAGGGATGGCGGGGGCTGGTGGGATGCCGCCATGATGGATGGAACATCAGTCACAGAGACGATCGCCGCATCGACGTTTTCTAGTGCAGCAGTTATTTCGCTCACAGACGCAGGAGGCGGCATAGATGCGTCGTATCCTATGTTGATTTGCTTCACGGGGCGCACTCCAGTGTTGGCGATTGGTCAAGGAATCCGGGGTTGTTTCCGACACAAAAGTTGTCATATGGAGGGCCGCAGACGGGGCGCGGTCCGCACAAACCGCCGCTGCACTCCCATACAGACGGGATGAGGCACCCCTCCCATTCGATTGGCGCCGCGAGCGCCTCGTCTGTCGCTTCGCGGAGCGTTCTGTCGCGGCAGTCAACGACAAACAGCCGCATCCGCACCCAGTACCGCCGGCCGTATGTGCTGCACCAAACCCAATTCCCAACTAGGTAGCACCCAGCAGGTGGAACATAGGTTCCAAGAAAATCCGAGCCGACCTGAAAAGATGGAGCGTCGCCGCAATACGTTCCCGTCGCGTTCGTCTGGCTTACATAATCCTGAACCCAGACGATATCGCAGCCCGCGTGCTGTGACGCCCATTCCGCATTCCACAGGATCGGTCCAGCCCACTCCGGCGGCGGTCCCGAAATGCTTGAGGTCTTGATGTAGTCGCTCGTGCTTTCGTCAACATTCAACGTCGGCACACACGTCCGCGTAGGCGACGGCGGGTACGGCGGGTTCGGCAGGACAAGGCACGAATCGCAGCACGGCTGCTCAACGCACGGAAAACCCGGCGTCCATGTGCCGCAGGGCTTGCCGTCATCCGCAACATAGGTGAAGCAATACGCATACTCCGGTGAGGTTCTCGGCGGGCATTCGTCGCACGACGCGACCGAGCCGGAGCGAGTGCAGAGCGAAACGTATCCGCTGCCGCCATTGGTGACGGTGAAGCCCGTGATGTGGCCGAAAGTCGGGCTGCCTGTATCGGTGT